CTGCTGGCATTCCTCGATGACTTCACCAGGATGTTCAAGGCAAGCATCCTGGCATGGCCCGCCCGCTTCGTGCGTGACTGGTACTCCGCCGTAGTCTCAAACTTCTACGAGGTGAAGAACCCCTGGGACTTGCGGAAGGGATACCAGGGGGCCCGCTACCTTATTCAGGGCCAGTACGAGCAACTCGACTCTATCCTGCGGGGCATTCCGAAATACCGCTCACTGTCCAATGCCGGTGCCCGCAAGGAGGCTTTCCTGTCCGACCTGGCGGCATCGCAGGTGCTGACCGGGCGCGGCCTGGCCGATGTGGGCGACGAACTCATGTCCGACATGTCGGGCACGGGCCTGATGGCCGAACTGGTGCCTGGCTCAACGCCCCGCACGACGCTCGGCTACCAGGTCACGGACCTTCTCAGCGGACGGGCTCCGCTCTCGCCCTCGCGGGCGGCGTACTCCGAACTGTTCAACGCTGGCAACTGGGCGACGACCGCCAGAAAACTGCCCGGGCAGTTGCGACTCAAGAACTGGGCCTCCACGCTGGCCGACCGCGAGGTGGTGAATCCCGTGCTGCGGTGGAGCAACAAACTCGGTGACACCACCGACGCCATCAATCGCAGTGCAGGGTTCATCGCCCTGCTGCGACAGGGGCTGGACCCACTGGAGGCGGCCCGTAGGGTCAAGGCCTCCCAGGTGGACTACAGTTCGCTCACCAAGTTCGAGCGCCATTTCTTGCGCCGCATCTTCCCCTGGTACTCGTACAGCAGCCGCATCCTGAAGCATGTGGCATCAGAACTGTACGACAACCCGGGCGGCATGTACTCGCAGTTCGGCATCCGCCTGCCCGAGAAACTGCAGCAGAGCGACGAGGAGCAGTATGTTCCCCAGTCCATCCGGGAGAAGTTGGGTATCAACCTCAACCGGCTCGCTGGCAACAGCCCTGCATCGCAGTGGGCCGTGTCAATGCTTACTCCGCAGGTTGCTGGCAGCACGCCATTCCTTACCAGCATCGGGCTTCCTGGAGCGTCCGAGATCAACCTGTTGAGCCCGAGGTTCAGTCCCGAATCCGGGATTATCGACCCGCTGCTGACGGCCAAAGAGACAGGGCGGAGCATCCTGCGGCAAATGAGCCCGCTGGTCAAAGTGCCGATTCAACTCGCAACGGGCGAGGACATCGGCACTAAGCGGGACATGCGGGAGATGAAGACCACTCCCCAGGTGCTGCTGCGATCCGCTGGCCTGACAAGCGAGGGAGACTACCTGGACCGCAAGGCCAACGAACTCAGCCCGCTCCTGGACCTGGTGCCCTTCGCCCCCCGGATCGGCCAGACCCTCCGTAGGCTCACGGACGCCGAGCGGATTCCAGATCTCAGCACCCGCCTCGCCCAGACGGGGTTCAACACCTTCACCGGATTCCAGGTGCAGAACGTCACCGACGAGGCACGGTCGCAGGATGCACGCGCCAAGATAGAGGAACTGCTCCACCCCTACTCTCGATCCTTCGAGCAGAGGTACATCAAGAAGGAGAAGATCCCCGGCCTGCCCCCGCAGGTGGCGGAACTGTATCTGCTCGACAGGCAACTCAACCGTGAGCAACGACTGCGAGAACGCGACCGCCGCACTCCGCCGGAGTCCCTGCTGTTTCAATTTCAATAGCGGGCGGGGACGGGCAGGCGTTGGGCAGGAGCGTGGGGTCGATATAGAAGCGGGCCGCTAGGCCCGGGGACAGGTGGCCGAGGAACTTCCCCGCCGAGCCGGGGCTGACCGCCTCTACAGCCGTGGCCCCGGACCGCCGCAGCCACTTCGGCGTACCGGACACTCCGGCTTTTTCGCAGAGCCGACGGAAGTGGACGCGCAGCCAGCGATGCTTGATAGCCCAGTCGAAGAACGTCTCGCCGTCCCCTAGGACACTCAGTTTTCTGAGACAGGCCACGCAATCCCCGGTCAAAACCTTGGCTATCGGCTGGCCGGTCTTGTTCTGCGCCACGAACAGACGGTGATCCCGCAACTGCTCGGTACGCAGGGCGAGCAGATCGGAGAACCGCAGGCCGGTCTCGAAGCCCGCACGGATCCAGCCCTCAAAAAACAGTGACGCCGGGCAGCCGGAGCGGAAGTGATAGTTGAGAGACCGGGCAGCCCTGATAAGCCGGGCCATCTCCTCCATCGACCACGCGATAGGGGGCTTGGTGCGAGCCTTGACTCGCGCGACCCGCCCGATAGGATGAGCGGTCAACTTCAGGTCGATGGCGTACCTCCACAGAGTGAGAGCCATCCGCCGGTAGTTGCTGCGTGTGGTGGGCGACTGAACCAGGGACGCCAGCCACTGATTGATTGAGGAATCCGACAGCGTCGAAGGAGTGATGCCTGCCGCCTGCATTGAGCGGGCGACCCTGGCGAGTGCCTGACGATAGTCCGGCGTTACTTCTCGTTCGCTGCAGTATTGCGAGGCTAAAGACAACATGCTCCCTTCTCCCGGCGAGGGAGAAGGTACTGCGGATCAAGGGTCTTTCTACCCCCCAACCGTGGCCCCCAACATCGCCCGTTCCGGTGATTCGGAATGTGCGGACATCGGGACCAACGGTGCGGGGCAGATAGGCCACCGGCTTCATAAGCCGGGTGTCGCCGGTTCAAGTCCGGCCGCCGCTAGTACCCTCTCCTTTGACGAATCGAACGACGCCTACCACGCCGACACAGCGTGGTGGAGCAAGAGTCAACTCTGGGACCTCATCTCCCAGGGCCCGGCGTTCTTCCATGCGCGCCACCTTGCCCGTAGTGTTCAACCGTACGCGCCTGGGGAGGCGCTAAAGAAGGGGACGCTTGTACATGAATGGGCGGAGCATGGCGGGGAGGCTTGGTGGTCCCGCGTAGTCGTCATCCCGGACGACGCCCTATCCGCTACAGGCAGGCGTACTAAGAAGACAGAAGAGTTCCTGGCTTCGCAGCCAGCGAATGCAATCCTGCTCAAGCAGGAAGAGGCTGATGCCTATCGCCGCCAGTTTGAGGCGATAGAGGCCAACGGGATCTTTGGGGAACTAACGGCCGCGACATTGGCTCGTGAGTTCTCGGTGCGGTGGCACGACCCGGGCACCGGGCTCGGCCTGAAGTGCAGGCCTGATGCCGCCACCCCAGACGTTCTCTGGGACATCAAGACAACGCGGGATCCCAATCCGCTCAAGACGTTCTGGAAGAGCGTCTTCTCGTACGGCTACGACCTACAGGCCGTTCACTATCTCGCAGGTGCAGAGGCAGCAGGCCTCTCTGTCAGGAAGTTCGTGTTCCTGGTGACCAGCACCGTGCCGCCCTATGCGTGTCACGCCGTGACGCTTCCGCAGAGGGTTCTGGACAGGGCCGTTCGCAGGCGTCAGTTCACGCTGAATGACCTGCATGCCCGTCTCACGTTCGATCACTGGTTGCCTGAAGACTCGGGTCAGGTGACGGAGTTGTTTGTGCCCGAGAGTTTCCTGGAGGAATGACATGGATCGTTTGCCAGCGATGTACGGAGAGCAGTCTCCAGATTGCTCGAAACTGTACGAGGCCCTAGCCAAGGCCCAGGGGGACATGGCCAATGCCCCGAGGACCAAGAAGTCCCACTACGGGATGTATGCAGACCTGGCCACGGTGCGGGACGTAACCCGGACAGCCCTCTCCAAGAACGGGCTCTGCATCATCCAGGCCGTTGTGCCGTATGGCCAGGACGGGGAGACGGCCGTAGCCACAACCCTGGGTCACACCAGCGGGCAGTGGATCCGTTCCTGCATCCCTATGAAGGCCAACCTCACCCCGCAGCAGTTGGCTGCCAACGTCACCTATGCCCGGAGGATCGCCCTCGCGGCCATCGTCGGCATCGCAGCGGACGACGACGACGACGGCGAGGAGGCCGAGAAGAACCACGCTTCGGCCAACGCGATGAAGCATGTCGAACTCGTTGTCCGCGCCGAGAAGAAGTTGCAAGGGCTGAAGGACGAGGCGGAGCGAAAGAAGGTCCTCGCCCATGTCTGGATGCTCGCGGGCAAGGGGGAGATCAAGGAGTCCGATGCCCAGAGGTTGAGTGACACCTACGGGCCGAAGCAGGAGGAGAAGCCTGATGCTGCGTGATGAAGAGGTTGATGAACTGGAGAACTACATCGTTCGGTCAACGCTGAACGAACTCCCGTCTCTGCTGATGCGGGCCATCCCGCTGTTGTTCTCGGAGTTGAGGCTGGCTCGGGCCGCCCTCAACGATCAAACCGCTGCGTTCTTTCAAGGAGGAATCACAAATGATCGCGCCAATCAGTTCGATGAGCCAGGAAAAAGCCAACCTGATAGCGGAGGAGTACCTGAAGGGCCTGACGGTCTGGGCACTACACATGCGGCACTACCCAGTCCCGAAGGCAGCAATCATCAAGTTGCTGCACGACAGGGGGATCATGAGGCCCTCGACCCAGAGCGCCGACCCAACCCTCGAAGAAATCGCAGAAAGGGCAAGGGGAATAAGGGAGTCGTGGACGGAGGAGGAGGCGATGCGTCGGTGGGTGGGCAGGGGGATGGCGTCCTTCCAATCGAGCCTCGTCGGTGAGGAGTGAGAGTCATGGCAGGGAATTGCCAAGCGTTGCCACTGTTCGACCATCTGCTCCGGCCCTACCAGAAGGCTGCTATAGCGGCCCTGCGTCAGGACTGGAGAAGCGGCCTGAAGTCCCTGCTTCTGGAACTCCCGACCGGGTGCGGCAAGACGAGGACATTCGTCTTGCTGCCCCGGGAGGGGGCCCGGACGCTGGTGATCGTGCCGCTCATCGAACTGATCGGCCAGACCGTCAAGGCCATCCGAACACTTCGGAACTGCGAGGCAGATGTCGAGCAGGCCGACTTGTCCGCAATCCCGGAGACCGAGTTCGTAGTGGCGTCATGGCAGACGCTGCAGAGCAACGCCCGGTACCGCAAGTTCATCGGCAAGGTGGACCTTGTGGTGGTGGACGAGGCCCACTGGAACTTCACCGTCCAGGCCCGGGACCTGCTCAATGAGTTCGTGGCAGGAGGGGCCAGGGTCCTGGGCTGCACGGCCACGGCCTACAGGGCTGACAAGCAGAGCCTGATGGGGCACTACGAGAAACTCTCGTACTGCTACCCGCTCCGGCAGGCCATCGACGAGGGCTGGCTGGTGCCGCCCAAGGTCAAGGTGCATTACGTCAAGAGCATCAATCTGGCCAAGGCGGCCAAGCGGGCGTCGGCAGACTTCAACTCCGAGGAACTAGACCGCATCCTGCGGGGCGAGCAGGTACTGCACGACATCGCCGGGCTGATCGTCCGGGAGCATGTCGCAGGCAAGCAGGCCCTGGTGTTCGCCCATTCGGTGAAGCAGGCCACCGCCCTCCGCGACCTCATGCTCGACCGGCACGGCGTGGCATGCAGCCTTGTTCATTCGTACCAGAGCGACAAGGAGTACACGGACGAACTCCGGGCGTTCACCTCTGGCGAGCGGGAGATCATCATCAACGTCGGCATCTTGACGACTGGCTGGGATCATCCGCCTGTATCAGAGATCTTTATCGCCAAGCCTACGAAGGCCCTCAATAAGTACACCCAGATGGTGGGCCGTGGAACCCGCACCCTGGGCGGCTGCATCGACGGCATCGAGACGGCGGATGGCAGGCGGGCTGCAATCGCCGCCAGCGAGAAGCCCTGCTTCGTCATTCACGACATCACGGACAGCAGCCGCTGCCACCAACTCTGCTCCGCCGTGGACGTTCTGTCCTCGCAGAGCAAGAAGTTGAAGAACAAGGTGCGGGAGAAACTGGAGGACGGCGAGGCCACCGTAGAGGAGATCGACGCCGCAGTGGCGGCCGAACTCGCCGCCGAGGCTGAAGCGGCCCGGCTTGAGCGCGAGGCCGAGCGGAAGCGGCGGCAGGCCCTCGTCGTCGGCGTGACCTTTGATAGCGAGGACCGCGACCCCTTCTCGCGGCCCGACCGTCAGCATGCGAAGCGGCGGGAGTTTCGGTTCCCCTTCGGCAAATACAAGGGGCAGCCGCTGTCCAGTCCGGCAGTGCCGACCAGTTACATGGAGTGGATGCTGCGGGAGGGGAAGTTGTCGCCTATGTGGAAGAAGGCGATTGAGTCCGCAGTAGAGCATCGCAGGAACAAGGAGAAGTTCCTGGGCAATACGCAGCCACGGTAGGGCTGGTCATGGAGGGCGGTCGATGGGTTACACGATGGAACTGACGCTGCCGGAGTTCGAGGTAGCAATCAATACCGCACGGCTGCGCATTGTGGCGTCGGCCATGCAGCGCCTGAACCATGCCAGCACTTACCAGAGGGACCTGGTCAAGCGGCTCGATGAGGAGGTCGTTGGTGCCTGCGGAGAAATGGCCGTGGGCAAAGCGACCGGCAGGTGGTTCGTGCCGTCAGTCAACACGTTCCACAGGACGCCCGACTGCCTGAAGGATGTAGAGGTCAGGGCCACCGCCCTGCCGACCGGCAGCCTGATCGTGCGAGAGAACGACGCAGACGACCGGCGGTTCGTCCTGGCCATCGTCCAGGCCCCTCGCGTCACGCTGGTGGGGTGGATGACCGGGTCCGAGGCCAAGCAGCCCGAGTTCTCACGCGACCCGCACGGGCACAGGCAGGCGTGGTTCGTGCCTCAGGACCGCCTCCATCCGATCACCCCGGAAACACTGGCGGCGTGGGCCAACTAGCGCCACCGAAGGCAGGAGCCACGGAACACGATTTGACACGGCCGTTATCACAGCATTGACAACACGAACGGCTGCGCGAGTTGGGAGAACCTTCTGGCGCGCAGACGCATGACCCGCTACCAGAAGGGATTGTGGCGACAGCGGGTAGGCCAGCCGAAAGCGACAGGGCCAAGTCACACGGGCAGCAGGACGCCCGATAAGCAGGTCGCATGCCTTCGCCCCTGCGGCATGAAGGTCACCCCTACAGCGTCCTAACGAGCGGTGGGCAGGTGCGGCCAACCCTAGCCTCGGCTGGGGATTGGTCGCCCTACACCCCGAGCGAGCCTTCAAGCGATAGGCAGGTTGGTTGAGAGTTGAGGTTGCCTCAACTGGATTGTCGGCAGGTGAACCTGTGTTTCGTTTTCGTAATA